GGCGACACCCGCCGGCATGGTCACCGATGCTGGCGCCCTGGCGCGCATCGATCGCCGGCCGGCCATGGCCGCCAACGCAGCGGGCGGCCGCTCGATCACGATCCAGGGCGACACGATCACCATCCATATCAACGGAACCGGGGCCGGCGCGCAAGACATTGCCCGCGCGGTGGACGATGCCCTGCGCCGGCGCGATGCCGACAAGGCCGCGCGCCTGCGCTCCGCCTACTACGACAACGAATAGGACACCGCCACCATGATGATGGCCCTTGGCATGTTTATTTTTGGCCTGCCCACCGCCGCCTACCAGACCCTCAAGCGGCAGACGGAATGGCGGCATCCTTCAAGCTCGCGCATGGGCGCGGGTCCGGCCTATCAGTTTGTGGGCAAGGGAGAAGACACCATCACCCTGTCGGGAACCATCATCCCGCAGCTGTTCGGCACAACCGGCGCCATCCGCTTGCTGCGCCGGATGGGCGACACGGGCAAGGCCTATGTCATGGTGGATGGCATCGGCACCGTCTACGGCGCCTTCATCATCACCGGCCTGGATGAAGAGGGGTCGATGTTCGTGGTAAACGGCCTGCCGCAGAAGACGGATTTCACGCTCACGCTCAAGTGCGTGGACGATTCGCAGGCGCGGCCGCTGCTGGATGACCTGCAGATTCCCATCGACACCATGGACGGCTCTATCGCCGGCTGGGGGCTTTGATGTTCGCGGCGCTGTCCGAAGGCCTGCAGCGTGGCCGCACCGAGTACCCGGCACCCCGCTGGCGTGTCCTGCTTGGCGACCAGGATGTGACCGGCAAGCTCGCGCCCCGCCTGGTCAGCCTGTCCATCACCGAATGCCGTTCCGACCAGGCCGATCAGCTCGATATCACCCTTAGCGACCATGACGGCCTGCTGGAGCTGCCGCGCCGTGGCGTGGTCGTGCGGGTCTTTCTCGGCTGGAGCGATGCGCGCGGCATGGTCGATAAAGGCACGTTCGAGGTGGACGAAGTGGAGTTTTCCGGGCCGCCAGATGTCATCACGCTGCGCGCCCGCAGCGCAGACATGAGCAACGCGCTGCGCACGCGCGCCACGCGCAGTTTCCACAAGACCACCATCAAGACCATCGTGGAGACCATCGCCAAGGCGCACAAGCTCACGCCCGTGGTAGGCACATTCGGCGGGACGAAGATCGCGCACATCGATCAGACCGACGAATCCGACCTGGCATTTTTGAACCGCATTGGCAAACGCTACGATGCCGTGGCCACTATCAAAGAGGGAAAGCTCTTATTCCTGCCTATCGGCAAGGGAGACACCGCCAGCGGCAAGGAAATGCCCACCATCGAGCTGACGCGGCGCGATGGTGACACCATCCGCTACCAGGTCGCGGACCGCGATTCATACACGGGCGTTCACGCCTCATGGCAGGACAAGGGCAAGGCCAAGCGCCGCCACGTACTGGCGGGCGTCATCGGCAACGCCAAGCGCCTGCGGCAGCTATATGCGAGCGAAGAGGACGCCCTTGAGGCCGCTCGCGCGGAATGGGCGCGTCTACAGCGCGGCACGGCCACGCTGCGTTTTGAATTGGCCTACGGCCGGCCCGACCTGGCACCGCAAACCAAGGTGCGCATGCTCGGCACCAAGGCACTTATCAGCTCCACGGTCTGGCTGCTTTCTCGGGTCACGCACAAGCTGGACGATGGCGGCCTGACCACCAGTTGCGAGGGAGAAACGGCAGACGCGCGAAAGACCGAAGATGATCCGGCTGACGGCGACCTGCCCACGATTGAGGACGGCGCGGAATAGCGCGCTGTGTCCTATCGCTTCACGTTCATCGTTACTTGCACAACCAGCTGTACCGCGCCGATCTGGATATTGTTGTTGCCGGTTATCGACTGGTTTGGCATTGCCTGTGCGGACATCTGGATATTGCCGTCACCGCTGATCTGCTGATCATTAGAGGCCGGCGCGGCGGCGTTATCTTGTCTCCGTTCCTTCGCACCCTTGAGCGCATGGAAGAGGGTTCCGAGCACGTCGCCCGCTTTCACTTCGGCCGCAGGCAAGTTGAGAAAATGAACGTTTGAACCGGGGTCTTGAGGCTTCTGCATTTCTTATATTTCCTGTGCGTTCGTCGGCTCCATACGGCTGCACACGCGAACAGCCGCAGCCCTTGCCGGCAATGTAGGGCAACCGGCACCCCCCACGGCCTCATATACCCGGTTCAGTCAGTCAGCGGGCGCTACCCCTTCTTTCCGTTCATCATGCACATGGCGGCGACCGTGGCCACTTCCTGGCCCTGGGCCGCATTCTCGCTGGCCACCTCGTCAATGCAGGACGCGGCCCTAACGGATTGCTCCACAACCTCCATCGGTCGTTTTGCCAGTTTCGCCGCCACCACCATATCTGCCATGGTGGCCATTTTGTTTTGTGTCGTGGCGGATGCCCATTGCTTCAGTGTGGCACTGTGCAGCGTGCCACCTTCGTACCATTCGCCAGCGGCATTCGCCAGCGGCGTGGCCGCCATCAGGGCCATTGCAAATCCAACTCTGAACACCTCTTTCTCCTTTTTTATGGGACGGTCAATCAGGCCGCCAACTGCAGAACCAATTCGGTCAACTTGTCTTTATCCATCGACATTTGCGCCTTGCTCGCCTGGTACAGCGCATCTGCCGCTTTGCGCTTCTTCGCTGGGCTTAGTTCTCGCCCGGCGGCTTCAAGAGCCATTTCCAGAGTCTCCCATGCGTCGCCGTAGCGTTCTAGATCGGCCTGCAAATCCTTCTCGGAAAGCGAGCGCGCCCCGGTCAGGACATACAGGACATCCACCCCCGCAGAGGCGATCAGCTCCAGATAGGCGGCATCTGGCTGACGCGCGCCCTTCTCGTAGTTCGCCTGGCTATTCCGGGAAACGCCCGCCAGCTCGCCAAAGCGCTCCTGCGTCAAACCCAGACGATCCCTTTCCTCCGCTAGCCGCAGTCCAAGTGCCAACATTCGCTCCCATTTATGTTTGACGAATGCACACGTTCGTGCGCATAATTCACTTGCCGTGTCTGATAACGAGTGAAATCAAATGGAACATACACCAATTCGTGCGCGTACTAAGGGAAGCCGCCCTAAAACGGCTCAACAAAGAATGGTCGGCTTTCGTCTCACCGAGGACGAATTGATGCGCTGTCAGAGCTATGCCGATGAGCAAGTGCGCTCGGTCTCGTCCTTCATCCGAATGCTGGCGTTGCGTGGATTGGTCGCCTACGAGACCGAACACCGCCAACCCAAGTCACGGCGTCGCTAGCCATGAATCGCTTTGGGATGGCCTGCCCCTACTGCGAGACCTGGGCAACGGTACGCACCAGCGAACAGCTGTCCCCCCTGGTGCGCGCGGCCTACTTCCAGTGCCGCAATTTGCACTGCGGTTTCACCTGGAAGGCGCACATCGAGGCAGTGGCCGCAATCTCGCCTTCTGCCCTGTCGCAAGCCAGGCCGGACATTCAGTTGCCCCTGTCCCCATTCAGCACGTCCCTGCGGCTTGCTGCAGCCGCGAAGTCCGATCCACGCCAAATGAGCCTAGACCATGATGAATAGCCAACGTCTTGCCCTTGTGAATGGTTCCGCCACCAACTGGAACCGCGACTTTCTGGCCGACCAGGCACACCAGTTTCTTGCCGTAGAGAAAGACAACGGCGCCACTATGCCCGGGCCGCGCGATAACCAGTTGTTGGAACGCTGCGTTGCGCATCTGATGGCAGTGGCCAACTGCTCGCAACGCACGGCCGAGACCGAAGCGGCGAAGGCCATCGCCGAAATCGGTAGCCGGTCAAGCCCGGTCAACTTCGACATGGACCGCAGCACCAGCCACGCGCTGTTTGTCGTCGACCGCGCCACCGGCCGCACTCGCGTTCTTTCCTCGGTGGAAATCGCCCACCTCATGAGCGCTCAGGAAGCCGCCGCCCTGGCGCTGTAGCACCTCTACCTACCCCACGTCATACCGCCTTGCCGGCGGGCGCATCTGCGCCCGTCGCGGGGAACTGTTTTCCGAAGGAATCGAATATGCCCGCCATCCCCGTGCATGCCCGCATCGAAACACACATGAACGATGACGAGGTGAAGGCTTTGGCCAAGCTCACCGAATATCTGGTGCGCGGCGCCTATGAACCCGGCCAATCCCTCTTCTTGACGGCCTCAGCCGGCGATACCGTTCTGTCCGGCCACATGCTTACCGCCGCCTGCGCCGTTCACGCCGCCGCCATGCGCACCCTGCGCGAACGCAACCTGATGGCGTAATCATGAAGCCCGATATTCACCGCGACGTTATGTCCCGCCTCGCGGACTTTGAGTTCAAAGAGCGGCAAGGCTGGCTTCGTCAGGGCATCTGCCCCGCTTGCAAGAAGCGCGAGGTTTACACGCACGCAGACCACCCCTGGGTGCTGCGTTGCGGCCGCCTCGATAAATGCGGGTGGGAGGGCCATGTAAAAGAGCTGTTCTCGGACATCTTCGAACACTGGTCGAAGCGCTACGCCGAGGACATGAAGACCAACCCGCACGCGGCCGCTGACGCCTACCTGGCGCACGCCCGCGGCTTCGACGTGGCCCGGCTGGCCGGCTGCTACACGCAAGAGACCTATCACGACCGCGCGCGCAATCTCGTTTCCGCAACGGTGCGCTTCCCTGTTGGCCGCACCTATTGGGAACGCCTGATTGATGAGCCGGGGCGCTTCGGTAAGCAAAAGGCCCGTTTCCAGCCCGGTGGCAGCTACATGGGCGAGTGGTGGACGCCGCCCGGCTTCGACCCCGCCAAGATCACCGAACTGTGGCTGGTCGAAGGCATCTTTGATGCAATCGCCCTATGGTTGGTTGGCGTCCAGGCCGCTGCCACGATGTCGTGCAACAACTATCCATCCGTCGCACTGCGCGCGCTGGCAGACGCACGCCCCAACAATTTGCCGCTCCTGGTCTGGGCGCTCGACGGCGACGCCGCCGGCCGGCGCTTCACGCGCAAGCACGCCGAACGCGCTACCGAAGACGGCTGGACGTGCAAGGCGGCCATCATCCCGCAGGACGGGAAGCGTAAACGCGACTGGAACGACCTCTACCAGCTCGACCAGCACGCACCGGACGGCGCCCCGCGCCGCCTGTCCCAAGAAGGCCGCAAGCTGTACCTGCACCATGGGGCGGTGCTGCTGGCGCGTAGTGCCACCGAAAAGGCGCTGCTGCTGTATGAACACGACAACAGCCGGACCGAGTTTGATTTCGAGTTCGGCAAGCGCCTGTACTGGTTCCGGATGGATATCGACGCCTACCAAAAGGCGATGGATCGGATCGGCAACGAAGCAAAGGAGCAGCTTGCACAGGACGAGCTGCGCGCGCTCGCGCTGCGCGAGGCGGGCGGCATCCGCACCATTTCCAACTGCTACCCCACGCCCCTGTACTTCCAAGAAAACAAGCTCACGGACGAGAGCTGGTACTACTTCCGCGTCGAATTCCCGCATGACGGGCCGCCCGTGAAGAACACCTTCACATCGTCCCAGGTCTCAACCGCCAGCGAGTTCAAGAAGCGCCTCTTGGCCATCGCCCCGGGCGCCATGTTCTCGGGCCAGGGCCATCACCTCGACAGGATGATGGAGCGCCGCCTTTACAACATCAAGCGCGTGGAGACGGTGGATTTCATCGGCTACAGCCGCGAGCATGGCGCGTACATCCTGGGCGCGCTGGCGGTGAAGGACGGCACGATCTACGAAGTCAACGAAGAGGACTTCTTCGACATCGGGCGCCTTTCGGTCAAAAGTCTGAATCAATCCGTCACGCTGACGGTGAACGGCGACCCGCACGAATACAAGGCGGATTGGGTGCAGCATGTCTGGACCGCCTTCGGTGCGAAGGGCATCGTGACACTGGCATTCTGGTTCGGCTCACTGTTCGCCGAACAAATCCGCGCGCACCAAAAAAGCTATCCCTTTCTGGAAGTTGTGGGCGAGGCAGGCTCGGGCAAGTCAACGCTGATCGAATTCCTGTGGAAGCTGTTCGGACGGACTGATTACGAGGGCTTCGACCCTTCCAAGTCCACGACGCCGGGGCGCGCGCGCAACTTTGCCCAGGTCGCTGGCCTGCCCGTGGTGCTGATCGAATCCGACCGTGAGCGCCTGGGCGAAGAGAAATCGCATGTGAAGTCGTTTGATTGGGACGAGCTGAAAACCGCCTACAACGGCCGCAGCATCCGTTCTCGCGGCGTGGCCAACGGCGGCAACGAGACCTACGAACCGCCGTTCCGAGGATCCATTGTCATCTCGCAAAACAACGAGGTGAACGCGTCCGAAGCCATCCTTTCCCGGATAGTTCACATCAACATCGACCGGGCCGGCCAGAACGCCAAGACGCTGGCCGCCGCCGTGGCGCTGGAAACCACGCCCACAAGCGATGTATCGGGCTTCATTCTGGCGGCGACCAAGCGCGAGGCAAAAGTCTTGGAGACCGTGTTTTCGCGCTACCAGGATCACGTAGACGCTTTGCGCGAGCGTGGCGATATCAAGATGACCCGCATCATGAAATGCCACGCGCAGCTGCTAGCGGTCCTGGATGCGCTTCGCCTGGTGGTTCGGCTGACCGATGAGCAATACCAGGCGGCCGCCGACCTCATCGGCACGATGGCGGCCGAGCGGCAGCAGGTCATCAATGCGGACCATCCCATCGTGCAGGGATTTTGGGAGGCTTACACCTATCTCAACGGCGACGACGAGATGGCGCCCCAGCTCAACCATTCTTGCAACGACGAAGAGATCGCGGTCAACCTGAATCACTTCATCGAGGCCGCAGCCACGCACCGCCAGCAGGTGCCAGCGTTGAGCGATTTGAAGAAGGTGCTACGCACCAGCCGTCAGCACAAGTTCCTGGAGGTGAAGACCGTCAAGAGCCGCATTCGTCAGAACGCGAGCCAGGCCGGCGCCACCAAGGCCACGACGGTGCATTGCTGGGTCTTCCGGAAGGGGGCATGACGATGCACAAGCCTACCCTTCCCCAGCTCGCGCAGGCGCACGCGGCCGCGCGCCTTCGCGGCACGCTTGCGGATGCCCTGCGCTCACCGGCGCTCGCCCGCTGCCTTGAAATTACAGCGCAAGCTATGACCCAGCCACGCGCCGGCCAACTTCGACCGCCGCCAGCCGCCCCGCCGTCCGTATCCCCTCTGCAGGCAACCGACCATCAGAAACAACTGTGCCGCGACTTCAAACGAGCAAGCGCGGCGGACAAGGACGAACTCTAATGAAGTACTCGGAAATCACTCACTTCGGCGTATTCTCGGGATCAGGCATTGGCGCGGCCGGAATGCAGCAAGCGCAACCGGAAATCCCTGGCCTGCGCGGCCGCATGGTTTGCCTGGGGGGAATCGACGTAGACCCCGCCGGCGCAGCCGACTTCCAACGCTTCACGGGCGTTCGCTGCACGGTGCGCGACCTGTTCAGCCGAAACCAGTACATCGCCTTTCACGGGCATCAACCGCCCGAGGGTTGGGCCGAGGCACTGCCCGCCGACATGCGCGCAGCTGCTGGCGGCCGCCGGCCGAACATCCTATTTCTTTCGGCCCCGTGCAAAGGATTCTCGGGCCTGTTGTCTCACGCCCGCAGCCTGACCGCCAAGTACCAAGCGCTCAATGAGCTGACGTTGCGCGGCATCTGGTTGTGCCTTGAGGCATGGAAGGATGATCCCGTGGAGGTGATTCTTTTTGAGAACGTGCCGCGCATCGCCACGCGCGGGCGCCACTTCCTCGATCAGATCGTCCAGCTGCTGCGTCACTACGGCTATGTGGTGCGCGAAACTGCGCACGACTGCGGCGAGCTGGGCGGCCTGGCCCAAAGCCGCAAGCGCTTTTTGCTGATCGCCCGCCACGCCGAGAAAGTGCCGGCGTTCATCTACGAGCCGCCCAAGCGCCCGCTGCGCGCCGTGGGCGAAATCCTGGGCCGTATGCACCTGCCAGGAGACCTGCGCGCCGGCCCTATGCACCGCATCCCGAACCTGAGCTGGAAAACCTGGGTGCGGCTGGCGTTCGTCCAAGCCGGCGGCGACTGGCGCAGCCTGAACCGTTTGGCCGTGCAGGACGGCTACCTGCGTGACTTCCTGCTGGTGCCGGAAATGCATCGCGGCGCCCTGGGCGTGCATTCGATGCAGGATAGCGCCGGCGTCATCGCCGGCCGGAGCCATCCGCTGAATGGTGCCTTCTCGGTGGCTGATCCGCGCTTCGATCCGTCGGCGGCGTGGAAGGACGGCCAGGCCTACGGCGTGCGCCGCTGGGAGGCGTCTACCGGTGCAATTGCGGGCCAGCAGGGGCCGGGACAAGGCGCATACAGCGTAGCGGACCCGCGCCACCACGGCCCCGCCAAGCACAGCAACGAATTCCGGATCGTGCGCTACGAAGACACGGCGCGCGCCGTCACGGGCGCGCACGGAACAGGGCAATGCGTCGCAGACCCGCGCACGGGTTGGCATCAGCACAGCAACAACCTCAAAGTTGTGGATTGGCAGCGGGCAGCGGGTGCGGTTATCGCCGGCGGTAAGGGCGTGCAGGGCGGATGGATGTCCATCGCTGACCCACGCCCAGGCCTGGCCCGCGAGCGGGGCGATCACTACCTGACCGCCGGACACTATGGCGTGGCAGCATGGGATAAGCACGTCGGCGCGGTGTCAGCGTCGGCCTGCCATGACAATGGCTCATGGTCGGTGGCTGATCCGCGGGCGCTGCCTGCGGCCAACGACAAACTGGTATGCCGCATCATCTCCGAGGACGGCACCTGGCACCGCCCGTTTACGACGCTTGAGCTGGCGGCCCTGCAGAGCATCTACGACCCCGACGACTACGCCGAGGCCGAGGCCAACGGCGAGCCCTTCCAGATGGACGGCACGTCCGACAGCGCACACCGCGAGCGCATCGGCAACGCCGTACCCAGGAAGGCGGCCAAGGCCATGGCCGAGGAAATCGGCCGCGCCATCCTGCTGTCTCGGACTGGCGAAACGTTCCAGCTGTCGGCCGCGCCCATATGGGTCCGTCCAATCATCACGGCCCTGGCCGTGCGCGGTGGAGAACAGGACCATGGTTGAACGGATACGCGAAACTGGGCATACATCGGCCGCGCCGGCCGCCACCGCGTCAACCGCCATCATCTTGTACATGCGCTACGGCCGTATGCGCCTGACCATGAGCGAGTTGGCCGCCGAGCTGGGCATCAAGGAAGGTTCGTTGCGCAACCTCATTTCGGATGACAAGTGCGCGGTGGCCACCTACACCGAGGGACGCAATCGATACGCCGATGTGCGGGCTGTCGGTGAATACCTCGATCAGCGTTACCGTGAGGCCTCGCTGATCAGCGACCGTTAGGCGGCGCGCTTCGGCATCGGCAGGACTTTGTTATGGAGTCCTGCCGGGTCGATCTGGGTGTACCGCTTGAGCTGGCGCCAGTCCTTATGGCCGGAGACCGCCGCCACTTCCGGAATCTGCCAACCGGCCTCAAATAGACTGCTTACCGCTTCGTGACGCATGTCGTGGAAATGCAGGTCTTTGATTTCCAGCGTCACGCACGTCCGCGTGAATAGCTGGCTCACCGTCGCGGCTCGGTACGGGAATATCCTGCCATCCGGCGTGTCGCGCGGCTGTCGCTCGATGGCCGCCCAGGCCTCGCCCAGCAGCGGTATGGGCTGATCGTTCCCGACCTTCTGTTTCGGGTGCTTGCGGTCCCGTACGATGATCAGCTTTCGGACATCATCCAAATCCGCCCAGCGGATGCGGAAAATCTCACCCTGGCGCAGTCCCGTATTGATAGCCACCGTCAGCACATCCACCATATAGGGGAAGTGCTCGGCGAAATATGCATAGAGCTGTTCCAGCTCCTTGGCCGTGGGCCGGCGGTCGCGCTTGTTGCCTGGGCCGATCAGTCCAAAATGGTGCAGAGTCGGCCGGGCGTCTCCCACCGGGTCGCCGATGCGCAGGTTGAGAATGCTCTTGGTGTGCCGGATCGCGGTCCCGAGCTTGGACATGTGCATGTTGACCGTGTACGGCCCGGCGCCGGCGCGCTGGCGGCGCTGGCACCAGGTCACCAGGTGCGAGGTGGCCAGCTTCTCAAGTTTCACCTGCCCCAGTCCGTCGTCCTCGGCCGCGAGGTGCTGGAGCATGTAATCCTCATTGGACTTGGGCTTGATCGGGCGGCCCGATTCGGCGCGCAGCTCGCGGTACTTCTCTATCAGCTTGGCCACCGTCATGGAGGCGGTTTCGGCCGAGCTTCCCTCGATCTCCAAGGCCCAGCGCTGGGCCTCGATTTTGGTCTCAAACGTCCTGCTGATAGACTTGCGTCCTGCCTTGCGTACCTGGGCGCGCCACTTGGCGCCGATCTTGACTATCGCGGCCATCTCGTCTGTTCCTGCTGTAGTAGTTCTGTAGTAGCAGGATATTAGATCAGGTGAGAAACGATGATGAAGAGTGATAAACTCCCGCCAAGATAAAGCCCTTTGATATCAAGGCACTACAGTAAAACCCTCATGCATTCATGGGGTTGCGGAATCCCCGCAGTTTTGCCCGTCTCGCCGTAGTTAAATGGATATAACCGGCCCCTCCTAAGGGTCAATTGGTGGTTCGATTCCACCCGGCGAGGCCACCCATCCCCGGCCTCGATTCCGCAGGCCATCGCAAGAAAATTCCCCACTTTCAGCCAGATGAGGGTTAATCCGGGCTACGCTCACGCGCCGCGCGCCGGTAGCGTCTCGGGACGCGTTTGGTGACGAATACGCCATCCGTCAATACGACCCCGATATTTTTTTGGGCGATGATAGCGAATCGTCTTGCGCGTCACTTGAAATTGCTGTTTAAATTCGACGCGTAAGCCTCTAATTCATCTGGACTTTTCCTGAACCGTCGCGACCACGACCAGGGAAACAATTCTTCACAGACTGACAAGCCTGTTCAAACCATGGCATTTAACTGGAAACGTGCAATTGCGAACGCGATAGCGCCGGCGGCGCTGGCGATGTGCGCGCTCCTGCCCTCCACCGCGCTCGCCGCGAAGAATACCGACCCCTGCAAGACCAACGCCAAGTCGGCCGCTTGCAAGGCGCAACAAGCCAAGAAGGCGCCCGCTCCCGCCAAGAAGGCCGGCGCCGGCAAGGCCGCCGCCCCCAAGCAGAGCGCGGCCAAGGGCGCGCCCAAG